AGCGCGATCTGGGCTCCTGTTGTAATCGCCTCTTCATAGAGCGGCTTTAAGACTAATTTCAGCTTATCATCTTCATTTTTCCAATCGGCCCCGATTCTGGCGATAAACTCCTGCTCGTCGGTCAGTGCGCCTTTTATAGACTTATTCATCAAACTGAGGACCCGGCCCCGCTGTTCAAAAAAGAATCGTTTTATTTTGGAATAGAAGAGATTTTCTACAGATCGTTGCGCGGCAAGAAATTGATTCCTGAAAACATCACCTCTCGATGGCGCTTTCAGTTGAGGGGTTTCGACCGACAATGCTTTTGGCTGCGGTCCGGCATCTTGAACAGGCAATAAATTAATAGGCGCCCACCAGGTATCTCTCCAAGGTTGTTCTTCAAATCCGAGGTCTAACCGCTGATTGATTTCGTTACCCGTAAAACCCAACTTCCATAGTTTTTCAGCGACTTCAGTTTTGGTTTTGAGATCGTCTCTTAATTCCTCAATCCCGTCGGTATCAAATATGCCTGTTAAGCCGGGCGCGAATCGGCTAAAAAATTCCGACTGCAACTTTTCGGTGATCAATTTCATTTGCGGTAATAACGTATCAATCCAAAAAGCTTTACGCTGCACCATAGCAGTCGCATATCTTAGGTCTTGCGTCAGGGCTATGGATTTTGGGACACCATACACACCAAGGATTTCCTCAAGGGAAAATTTTCGTTGCTCAAGAAATTCCATGTCACGCTGACTGACACCAATCTTTTGATATTCCAGACCCCCTTCTAAAAGTGCGACCTTATGTGCCCTGCCCTGGCCCTTATGGCGTCCTTCCCACATAGCGAGCAGTCGCTTAAATTGGTCATCTGTTACTGAGTTTTCAGTTCTTAAAATGCCGGAAGGTTCAGCGGAGTTTTTAAAAAAATTGCGATTGTAAAGAAGAGCGTCATAATCGGTTTCCATAGTAATCCGTGCGGACTCTAATGGCGCAAGGCCCCTGATATCATCATACGGATTGAAAAATTTAAAATGAATAACCTCTTCTAATTTTAACGGAATTTTCCCCTTATAAACCCAGCCGATAATATTCCCGTCGTTATTCACAGCGGGCCGGAACCTATCAGGATGAAACACCCAAATCATAGCAGGCATGGTAGTCGTACCTGCGGCCTGTCCCCTACTTTTGCCTAAAAACCAAAACGCTTCGCCTTTTAGATTCAGGAAAACGGCTGTCGCCTCCCATAACTGAAATCGGCTAAGCTGGGGGTTAGGTTGGCTCAATAGATCAAGGATTGGATGGTTCTCTATCTGTTTTTCCCCCTGATAAATAACAAAAGGGACCCGAGCAATATTCGTCGCAATTTTTGAGATAGCAAGATAAACTGCCCAGTGCTGAGAGTATGGCTTTGTAATATTATTTCCTAACAGACTCGATTCATTTGCCTTTAACCATACTTTGCTCCACGTGCTTGATTTTTTTATTGCTTCTTTTGGGATATATCCGAAACGCATTGCTATTTTCGTAAATAGGTTCATGCCGCTTTCTCCAAGTATCGTATTCTGGGGCCCGCCTGCTGATCCTGCTCCAGGGCATAACGACAGGCATCTATGGCATGATTGTTTTTATTCACAGGCTCATCCATGCTTTCGCCCCACCTATCTTTTTTCCAATGATATTCCGCAAATTCATTGACGCTATTCTGACATTGTTGATCGATAATTATTTCATGCTGTTGTAGCCATTGAATGCCAAACCGGATAGAATCTTTTCCTTTTTTCGCAGGCTGTGCACTTATACCTTCGTGTCTGAGTTCCTCGATTGATTTAGGCTCGGCGTTATCACAAACCACAAGCTCATTGCCTATTATCGGTTTTATTTTGTCTGCAAGCTGCGGGTTTGTAAGGCCGGTCTCGTACAGTTCGTTAAATATATAGATTTTCTTCCTGGCTCGGTCGTAATGTATTCTTACGAAAGCCGCCGGGTCTTTAGAAAATCCGAAATCCAGGCCGTTACGAATAATATTGAATTGTTTTTTCTGTTTCGTTAAATCTTCGATGTGCCAATTCCTGAAAATGACGCCACCCAAAATACCCCAATTACCTAATGTGTAGACCTGGTACCAGTATTCGTCGGTCTCGTTTTCCAGCTCTTCGATCTCGTCTGATTCAAGGAATTTATTGTCCTGGTAAGTTGTTTTGAGGATTAGGATTTTATCGGTTTGATAAATTCCGTTATCTTGCAATTGTTGGTCTATGATAGGATTGAACCATTTCGCGTATATCCAATGGCTCCTTAATATCGGATTGAATGTCAACGTTATCCGTTTTTTCTTTTTTGATCTCCCCCTGAGACGTCTAATGATCTGCTTGTAATCGTCTTTTTTTATTTCCGTTGCTTCCTCAATCCAGATATCGGTGAGTGGCCCTTTTTTCGGTGTTATGGATTTAATTTTTTCAACATCGTCTAATCCCTGCAGGATCGCCTGAAAACCGTTAACACAGGTGAAAGACATTTCGGATTTATTGATAGTAAAAAGGTGATCCAAATTATAACGTGAAATAACTTTTTGGAGTTCGTTGAATACTGTAACGCGCAATGTGCGGGCGATATTCCGGAGGATTAGATAATTTCGCTCCCCGGATAGAAGATCATAAATACAACGCTGAGCCGTAAAACGCGATTTTCCCGAACTGCTACCACCAAATAATATTTGCACACGTATATCGTTATTAATTAACGGATAGAAAATATTATTAAAGACTTCCTTTTTAATTTTTATTTCCGTCTTTCTCATTTCTCCAGCTTCACCACTATTTCAAGCGGCTCCCCATTATCGCCCGTAACACCTACCGTACTGCCATAACCCCGGTGTTTGCCTTTACGATCCAGGTAATAGGTAATCGCCTTTAAGTCTTTATTTTTGATAGCCAACTTCAATTGCGTTTCGCAAAAATCCAGGTCCTGCTCAATAATTTCCGCCATAACTTTTTGTAGATATTGTGAGTTTTTTATTCTTTTTTGGAGGGATTGGTATGAAATAGGAAGTTGTTTGGCCGCGTGCGTGACGAATCCACCGGCATTACGTAGGGCTTTCTCACATTGTTTGATGCTTATTTTCGAATGTACTCCTACCATTTTTCTTACCTTTATACACATTTGACATACATTGTAAGTAAAGGTAAGTAATCGTAATTCTTTTAATTACGAAATGTCAAGGAAAAAATATAGGTATGTTAAAGTTAAAGTAAATTATTAAGAAAAGGCGGGTTTTTTGATTGTAGTGCCGATTAGGGGTATTTAAAGGGTGTAAACTTTTTTTACACCTTGATTTTATTAGCTCACAGCATTTTTACCTGTCTTTTAATAGCATAAGACCTTTTTCTGTATAAAATCCATCAGGCTCTTGATTTGGTGGGTAGGATTTGATCTGACGTTCATATATTCGAACTATTTTTCCTTAAATAACGGCATCAGCTTCACCTTAATATCTAAATTCTCCACAACCTCATCCACCGACTGGACACACATACAGATTCCTTTCGCTTTCTGGACATGCCAAGCGAAGCGTTCCTGCCATACGCTATACTCCGCTTTCTTTAGATTAGGGCTTTTAACCTCGATGCTCACAAAATTGCCATGGAAACAACAGATTATATCGTGGACACCTCTCAGACCCATCGGCCCGCCCCAATGCTTATAGGCGTAAACATCAGGTAAATAATTCAGCATATCCAATATTTGCTTTGTGATATCGGTCTCTTTGAGTTTCATTTACATTTCCCCTGGATCGTTAGCTTATCAACTGATTGTCTTAAATGAAAAATAAATGTGAATAGCCCTGTTTTTTCGTTGTAACCTAAATAATTAATATCAAAAGCAAAAGGAAAATCCTCAAATAGCTCACCTTCCGATTCGTATTCCGCTTCATATTCTTTTATTTCATACATAATCAAAATCCCCTTTCCTTAACGACTTCATCAATTGATTTTAATCGTGGTGCGGCCTCCGCTTGTGGCTTATTCCCGTTATCTTTTGGAGCATAGATGCCCGACCAGCCTTTTTCGATCACGTTATTTATTATCTTTTCTTGCGAAAAACCATCCTTTGTTAATTTTAACAATTTATTAATTGCCAACTTTTCGGCGTATTTTGTCATTGGAGACCGTTTTTTGATTCGATGTTTTTTGTATTCAGCCCATAATTTTTGATTTAGCCACGAAGGGTAAGAAAAAACCGTTGTTGTTTTCTTTCTTTCATTATTATCATTCTTGTTTATAGTGTCGTCCGTGTTTCGACCGGCTGTCGACTGAGCTGTCGACCGGCTGTCGACTCGATACATATTTAAATCTTGATATTTATTGTAATTTAATATAGTTACGACCATTCCCCGTGTCGTCTTACGTGTCGTCAGCATGTCGACTCTCTTGGCCCACCTAATGAGCTTATCGACCTGGTGTTTTGACGCATTACAGGCGGTTATTATATGTTTATAAGGGATTAGCGCCGATCCGCGAGTATATCGTCCACTTTTTCTATGATTTACTGCCGAAATCAAGTAAAACCAAATTTTGAACCATTTATCAGGTTTTCCTAAAAAGATTTCACTCTCTATTGTTTGCCTTGCCCAAAGTGTGCAACCACCCTTTATTTCCATTATTTACCCTTATATTCATTTTGAGGGTGGCATTATTATTTCTTTTTAAATCTCGTCGCTTCCGGGCACGTCGCCCAGTGTGTTGTATAAACATCGATCACTGCCCCTATCCCTTCCTTGACCTGAATCATCTTGACCGGTTTTGCGTCCAGAGGCATCCTTGCACCGGTGGCCATCATTACCCATTTTATTTCTTGGCCGCAGCCTTTACATTTCGGCATTTTCCCCTCCAAATAATTCTTGCTGATCCTCATTCACTTTATTGGTGATCTGATCCTTAACTTTTTCTTTCACGAATGAAAATTTTGTTGTTATTTCCACACCCCCACCGTTATCGGCTTCCAATTTAACACCAATGGAAATATTTAGCGCCTCATCCCCGCATACCTGCCAAGCCTCATTTAGCTGTTTTTGATATTCACATACCAGGTAAACCACCGAATCATTGATCGTTTTAATTGTTTTGTTTCCTATTTTCATAATTTTCTCCTTTAAGGGGCCCCGTAACTTGCTAAAGCGGGCGACGGAGCGACGCGCTCAATCTCAAAAGGAGGTGCCCGGTATTTAGTTACGCGCCCCGGAGCCGGGTGCAATGTGGTCTATCTTTAAAAAATTAAATAAATATTCCGATTCTTTATTTTTTATTATACTTATTTCAGTTAATATTTCTTCAACAGATAAATCACGAAATTCATTACAACAATCGGCCTTACTGACGCTTTCGGTTGTGCGCTCAGTCGTTAGGCACTGGCGATGGGGCAGACGGATTTTGATTATTCTACTTTCCATATTTTTTCGTCATTGTGCGTGGGAACAGTTTCCACGCTGTTTCGGTATTTATAAAAAAACACTCGAGTGCTCTGAATTTTGCCATTCTATAATTTTGGAGGATCCGACGTGGTGTCCTCTTATAGAGCGGTATTCCGAACAATGAGTCAAATTGGCACCACCATTCATTGTTGACACCGAATCTATATGTTCCCAAAAGCAGATGGATTACCTGTTTCCAATTTTCTCTGAGATATTTAAACATGATGTCCAATCCCTGGGCCAGAAAATGTTCACTTACCCGAACAATTTCGGTAAAATTTTTTAAGACTTACATTGGATGACGAACCATAAGGCGCAAAACAAGGTCTTTGCGAGTAATTTTTCTTACCTTGAATTTACTGCCTTTAATTAAAAGCTCTTCTCCAACCATAAAGATACCCCCAGCTCTTTCAGGTTTTTCTTCTTCGCCTGATAATAGGGCATTTGCTCTTTCTTGTTTTAATATTTCAAATCTTCCTTGACCTAAATCCATAATGACCCCCCAAACGCGAATTAAGGTTTTTTTACCCTTCGCAACTATTTGAATTTATTAATCAATTCATTTAAGTGTATGAGTTCGATTCCCATGCACTTCCGCCACAACCTATTGATTTTGCAAGATTCGGGTATCTGACACTCCCCCGCCAAACGCCCTCCGTTCCATAAGCTCCCGCCGTCTTGCAAGCTCCATTTCACCATAATTTCTGACGCTCTCAATCCGGGCATGATCCGTGATCGCCTGGAGCTCTGACTCGTTACCACCCTTCTCATTTAGGAACTGCCCGCAAGAGCTGTGTTTTGTTCCCACATAAAGCCGGATATGCTCTCCATTTGCCTGGCAGGCCGCTCGCCATATCTTACTTAAAACTGTATGTGTGTAGTATTTTCCTGGTTTTTTGCCAGTAGGATTGACGAAAAAATACGGGCTCACAATGGCCCATTTTTTTTGATACCGATTTAAACGATCCAGCCATGGCTTGAAGTCCCTGACCAAAGGAATTTGATGCTCATAACCTGTT